ATCGGCGCCAGTCCCGAGGGTGAAGTCGTCGCGGACGGCGAGCTCCACCTCACCAGCGAGCTCAAGCGCGCGATCGCGATTCTCACGGTAGTCGAGCGCCTCGAGGTTCACCCACACGGCGACCGACAGCGCGATCGTCTCGGTCTTCTGTCCGGTCTGCCCGATGGTCGTTTCCCAAACTTGGTCGGACGTGGACTCACCCGGAATCCAGACGTGTTGTTTCTGAAGGTCGCCGCCGGGATGACCGAGCGTCAGCTCGACTTTGGCACCGGGAACCTCGGGCAGGCTCCACGCGCCACCTATTGCCTGACGCGCGGTCAGTAGACCGAACAGGGCGTCCTCGGCAGCACCGATGCGCGAGGTCTTCGCCATCAGTCCGACATCGCGGCCTGGTGGTCGCGGAGAACGGTGTCCACCTCACCAATCCCGGTGGGAAGGGTCGGGGCACGGAACGTCTGCGTCATGCCGTCGACGCTCATCTGCGAGATGTTGGGCGGGATACCGGATCGATCGCCGAGCAGGCGCGCGCGGATGGCCGTCAGTGCAGCCTCGCGCATGTCTGAATCGGGGGCGTCGAAGCCGTGCTCGTAGATGATCTCGATGTTCCGATAGCCCGCCGGGAACGAGGACGACGCGACGATATACCCGGCCGATCCGTCGTCCTCGTACAGGTCCCAGGTCGTCGTCGTCTGCGCCACGCCGTCGAACTTCGCTGAGATGATCGTGCGCGGCCGATTGTGTCGGAGCTTCAGCCTGATCGACCCGTTGCCGTCGAGCACGTCGCGCGCGTAGCGCGGGACGAACGCAACGCCGCAGAATCGCTCGGCCTTGTCCTCGAACCATTGACGGGCCTCGGCCAACTTCACGTTGGGAAAGAGCGAGGTGTTCGACAGCGAGTCCTCGGCTCGGATGTCGGCGAGCGAGGCGTAGTACCCACCGACGACCTCGACGTAGGAGGTCTGTCGCTGCACGACGCCGCCGAACGTGCCCTCCCACACGAGCTGGAACCGCTCGAGCACCGACTGCGGTGCGAGCGTGTAGACATAGTGGCCGGTCGCGCCGTGACTCGTCGCGGCGTCGGTAGCGAAGATCGACCCGTCACCACGGACGATGTCCACGGTGACGGATGTGTCGGCGTCAGTCGGCGTTGTGCCGACGTAGAACACCATCTCGGGCTGCGCCTGGGTATCGCGGAGAACGCGCTGAACGGTCACCTATCCGGCCTCCCCCCGGCCATCCCCGGCCAGCGTGGGTAAGCATCGTCGCGACGAGGTCCCAGATCGAGCCCTCGAGGCGCGGGTAGTCCTTGACGATGGACGTGCCGACGAGCTTGTGGATCGACTGCGGGTGATCGAAGGTCGACCGAGGGTTCGGCTCGACCTCCCAGTACGAGTGGAACGACCGTAACGGGAGGCCCGCCTCCTCCGGCTCGAGGTGGCAGATGCGTCCATGAGCCACGGGCTCGGGCTTGCTCTGCTCGTCGTCGAGCCATTCGACCGTGATGCGCCAGACCACCTACCGTTGCTCACCCGGCGCTGCGGTTGCCGACTCGACCTCGGGCCGATCGACGTCGTCCATCCGCTCGAAGAACTGCGGGTACGCCTTGACTGCCGGGTGCGAGCCTCGGACGAGCTCCCCCTGCTTCATCGAGCCCGAGTAGGCCTTACTGTCCGCATGGAAGCCACCCGGCTCGCTCACGCGGTACCAGTCGTCCTGCTTCTTCGCTGTCGGCATGTCGCCTCCCTTCCGGGACGGGCAGGGACCACCCTGGCCCCTGCCCCAAGAAGATGCCCCGGTCTTCGGTGTTACGTCTGCAGCGTGCGGAACGCGGCGGCGTTGATGACCTTCGACCCGTTCCTCCACAGGAAGTACAGGCCCCGCTGGCCGGTCGGGAAGTGCCCCGTGCCGACCAGGTGCGGGATCAGGTCCGCCGTCATGCCGATGCGGTCGACGATCGTGAAGTACGGGTTGAACTGACCCAGCACTGCGATCTCCGAGCCGGTCGCCAGGGTGGCATCCATCGCCGAGTTCTCGTACGTCGGATACGCCAGGACGCCATAGCCCACGTTTCCGGGCGTCGGCACCTGATTGTTGAGGCCCTGCCCGACGCCGGGGTACGGGAGCCAGTTCGCGGACCCGCCCGCCGAATCGAACTGTCGGACCTTGTTGAGGATGAATCGGTTGGATGTCCACGACGCCCGCGGCCGGAACCTCGGCGGGAGTGCCTCCTCCAGCTTGAACAGGTCCGCGACGACGAACGTGCCCGTCGTGGTCGTGATGACCAGCGTGGTCGCGCCGACGATCAGCCCGAAGGGCTCGTTCGTGCCGGTGCCGAGGGTGAACTTCGACGACTCGAGGTCATCCTTCGCGTCGGCGACCTCGGCGAGCATCTCGGTCTCGATTGCCCCCCAGTCCTGATCGACCTCGATCGAGAACGGCACGAACGCCTGAGCCCGGTGGGCGTCGATGGTCGGCTGCGCGAGCGTCGGCGTGTTGTCCGATGCCTCCGTGCCTTCCGCTGCGTACGCCGCCGTGATGCCCGCGGACGTCGCCCCGCGCCAGTTCTTCACCGTGGTCTGGATGACCCGGCCGATCGCCCGGTATGGGTTCACCGACGAGTTGGAGATCGGGATCACGGTCGGGTCGAGCTGGAACGGGACCGGCAGGCCGGTCGACGCTAGGGTGAACGCACGCTGCTCCCACCCCTTCGCCGTCTGAATCGAATGGGCCTCGTCGGGACTGTGCATCGCCGGGGCGGGCGAGGACATCGCGAACTTCGCGAACGCCCTGCGATACGTCGGTGACCCGACCGCGAGGAAGTAGCCCGCGAGTCGACCGTCGCGGCCGAACTCGCCCTGAACGTCGTCACCGGAGCCCTCGATCTTCTCGACGAGCTCGACGACCGCCCGCTGCGCGTCCTCCCGCGTCACACCCCGGCCCGGCGGGATCGGGAACGACGTCGACTCGACGGCACGCTTGAGCCCATCGCGGAGCAGACGCGCCTCCTGCCCCTCGGTGTGGGCGGCCTTGCGGTACGCCGTGAGGTCGTAGACGTCCTCCGGCAACTTCGGGCCTCGCGTCCGGTCGGTGGACACGGTACGGACCGCGTTGTCGCCCGACTCGACCCTCTCCTCCTTCTTCGCCGATTCGGCGATCTTCGCCGCTCGCTTGCGGAGGTGTTCCTGCCTCTCGGCGATCGCCTCCTCCTCCTCCTCGAGACCAGCCCACTCCTGCATCACCTCGGCCGGGAACGTCGTTCCCGCGTACTCGGCGTCGAGGTACTGGAACCGCGCCTTGATCTCGTTGGCACGGTGGGCGAGCAACTCGAGCGTGTTGAAACGCTCGATGTCGACTGCCATCTCTGCCTCCTTCGTCTCGTCCGGCTTCGGCTCGGACTCAGCCTTGGGAGGCTTGTCGTCCTTGCTCTTGTCCGCTGTCGGGATGTCGGCGGTCGTGAGACCGCGTCGGTAGTCGATGATCGCGGCAAGCCGCTTCGGATCGGCCGTCAGCTCGCCGAACAGGAACTCGTCGGTCATGGATCGAACGCCAGCCGTCGCCCCTTCGTATTGCGGGAACGTCACCGGCCCGAACTCGCCGACCTCGGCCTCCTTGACCGTCCGCTCGGGGAGGCCCTGCGGGTTGTGGTCGGAGACTCCGGGCTCCTCGATCCACTCCTCGCGCAGGACGCGGAAGCGGTAGGACGACCCGTACACCCCGGCGCGCAGCCCCTCCATGACGAGCGACGGCACCGATGGGAACAGACCCACCTCATAGGCCACGCCGCGATCGTCTTCCCCGAGCTCGTCGATCGTCCCGAGCACCTTGTCGCCGAGGTCGGGATCGCTGCCGTGGTTCAGCGTGACCTTCATCCGGTCCCGGTTCGACTTGATCGTCTTCTCGAATGCGCCCTGGGCGTTGCGCTCGAGGAAGTGGCCCTCCCACATCGAGTTGACCTCGGTCCATTCGTCGAAGACGGCGAAGCGACCGGCGAGCACGGGATGTCCGCCGCCCGCTCCCGCATCGCGGACCTCGTACCCGGCCCCCGGAGCAATCGCCCGAACGAGGTTCTCGCGGGGAGGACGGCCGACATGCTGTCGTTGACTGACGGATGCGGACTCTTCGTCGCTCGGGAGCTTGTGTGTCTCGAACAAGTGTCTCCTCGCCTCCTCGCGGTTCGTCAGACCTTCGGTTTGCCCAAACCGCTGTCGTGCCGCGCGTACCCCAGCGGCGTTCGCGTCCTTGCCGAGGTAATGGTGTGGCAGCGCATGGGAAGCGCGGAGCGCGGGGTCACCCGCCTTCTTCCCGGCACAGATCGAGTTGTAATCTGCGGCGGTCTTGCACGCAGTCATCGCCTTGTTCGCGTCCCAAGGCGACTGATCGAGCGCGCGCGAGAGTTCGTCTCCCATCGTGATCCTCCTCTAGGCGGGGATCGCAGCCCCGGCGGGTGCCTTCCCATTCGGCGGGGTGCCGCCGTTGGTCGGCGGGAGTTCCGTCCCCGGCAGTTGGAGCTGCACCGACACGAGGCCCGTGTGCTCCCCCTTGAGCAGTGAGAGGTCCCCGGACATCACCGCGTCCACTGCAGCGTCCGGCGGAAATCCCTCCTTGACCAATGAGGTGATTTGTGCGGTATGCAACCCCTGAATCTCAGCGGCGTCCTTCGCGTCCTCCTGCAGGAATGAAATGTCGCGCTCGTCGTACCAGAGCTCGGCCCGACCGGCAGTCACCTGGGGCGTGTTGATGATCCACTCGAGCGATCCGGCGACGTTGCGCCAGAGCGGCCGCATCGTGAGGTCCGCGAACCGCCGACGAGCCTGGCCATAGTTCGAATAGGTCGCGGCCTGCAGACCCTCGGATGACCCGACGATAACCGGGGGAACGCCCGCGGCCATACAGATACGCGTCTCCCCGGCACCTTGGACCGCCTTGAAGTCCGACTGCCGCAGACTCGACCCGATGACGTCCGGGTCGAAGCCGGACTGCACGAACCACGCCTTGCCAGCGTTGGCCGCGTCCTCGTGCCCCTCGCGGTACATCTTCACGACGGCGTCGAACAGCTCCTTGGTCACCGTCGCATCGGCCTTGACGATCATGTTCGGCGTCCCGCCCTGGCGGAACATCGAGTCCTTGTGCGCCGTAGCGGCGGCATCGGCGTCGATCTCACGCAGGACCGGCGTCAACCACGACATGCCACGCCGCGGTGACAATGGGTCGGGCAGGGGTGCGAAGTGCGCGATCTCCTCGACGGGGAACGGACGCACCGGGTTCCCGCCGCCGGGACCGCCCGGCTGGTACAGGTAGCCCTGCAGCCGCGTCTCCGGCTCCCAGGGATCACCGTCGTAGACGAGCGAGACCCAATCCGGCCGCAGCCGCGCGAGCTCGGAGCCCTGCAGGCGGATGAACGAGTTGCCCGCGAAGTCGGCATCCAGGATCATCCGCGCGAGCAAGTCGCCCGTGGTGCCTCCCGGCCACGGATCGTTCAGCGGTCGCAGGTCGGTCGTCCCGAACAGTTGCCCCGGACGTCCGTTCGTCATCTTCCGCCACTGGAACCGCGCCTCGGTGAACAGCATGAGCCGCGCGAGCTCGCAGGCGAAGACAACGCCGTTGCCCTGGTAGGCCCCACGGACGAACGACTCGAACCCCGAGCCGACCTTCTCGACGTCATCCTGCAGCGTGCCGCCGTGGAGCCCGTAGGCGTTCCCGCCGAACGCCATCATCAGGTCGTTCACCCAGGCCTGCAGGTCGTACCGCTGCGCGGCCGGGGCCGGGCGTCTCCACATCCAGCTATCGAGCCGCTCCATCAGGCCCATGCCATCATCGGCTCCCTCGCGATCCCGATCTCGGCGGCCGCGGCGTTGTGAACCATCGCGGCGGCGACGAGCGCGTCAATCACCCTCATGTCCTGGTTCCCGCCCTCGCGCGTCTGCGACGGCCGGTCGAAGCGCGTACCCTCCGCACGCATCCGGGCGACGGCGTTGAGAACGTGACGCGTCAGCTTCGGGTCGCCGGTGTGGTGCAGCCACCCCTCGCGCAGCGCCTCCATGAACCGCTCGTAGTCGAGCGCCGCCATCTTCGGCGAGTGCGGCCACGGTTGGACACGACAACCGAGCGTGTCCTCGGCCCAGGCCGCGAGTTGCTCGGCGCGCGTCTCGTCCATGATGAGCGTGTGGATCGGGTTCCGCGCGTGCAATCGACGCAGCGTGTCCTCGACGAGACTCGGCTCGAGCGATGTCCCGTCCCTCGGCGGCACGAGCACATCAGCGGGGCCGAGCAGTCGGTACTCTGCGTCGCGTATCCACACCGGGACCAGCGCCGTCGTGTCCCACTTCCACGCCACGTCGAGCCCGGCCCACACCGACTGACCCTCGGGGATCGTCTCGGCCACCGCTGCACCGAACCACTCGGACTCGGTGATGGCCGCGGCCTCCGATCGCGTCGGCAGGTTGCAGGTGAACCGGCGCCAGTGGGCCGGGGTCATCGTGGGCGAAGCCTTCTTCCGCGCGAGCTGAGCGAGCGTGACGGCCTTGAGCGGGTTCGCCCGCTTGACGAGTTCGAGGTCGTCGGTGTCGCCGTCCTCGGGCACCGCGTACTCGTGCAGCACCAGCTCGTCGGACGCCGCACGCACGTAGGTCTCAGTGCGCGTGATGTCGGCCGCACCCTGCCGGATCATCTCGCGCTGGGTCTCGAACTCCGCGCCGGGCTCCCCGGCCGTCGAAATCGTCACGATCTGACCGCCGCGCTTGTCGAGCTTGCCGCGCCAGGTCCGATACAGCGCCAGGTCGCGGTGCCGGTGGAGCTCATCGACTAGCGCGAGCGTCGGCACGACCCCATCACCAGTGCGATCGTCGGCGGCGAATATCTGCAGCCGCGACCCCATCGCGTCGAACCGGATGCGCCGGAACCCCGGCAGGCACTTGAACCCGCCCATCTCCGACCGGATCACCATGCCCTCGGCCTGCAGGTACAGAATCTCGGCCTGCTCCCGCGATGACGCCGCTGCGGGCACGTTCGCCGACGTCGTGAACTCGAGGTGGTACAGCGCGAGCCCCGCGACGAGCGTGGTCTTCGCATTGCCCTCGGGAATCACGAGCCACGCCTCGGGGAACGTCCAATGGAACGCCGACCCACCGGCGAACACATCATCGAGGAACGCCGCCTGAAAGTCCTCGACCATCCAGTGTCGCCCATTGTCCAGCACGATCCGCCGCGCCCAGCGATCGAAGTGCTCGACCGTGAACGGCCTACCCCTTGGTCCGGTCATGGTAGGCCACCTCCGTATCACCGCAGGTCAGACGGCCCGCGTCATCGTTGCAGCGCAACGGACCTACATGGCCCCTGACCTGGTGTTTCTCGCCGCGAGG